ATCTGCTCCCGTTGCTCATCATCGATGGCGTTCTTGGCCACAAGATAAGGCCCTCGGTCGCCGCTATTTTGCGCGATGTTGCGGCGAAACAGTCCCGCATAATACTCGGACTCCACCGCCACCATGCAGGCTTCCAGTTCGCCCAAGCCCCGGAAGTCGTCCATGGGGTTCCAAAGCTTCCCATGGATCACTTGCTCGGGCAGTAGGTTGTGGGGCTTGCCTTTTCCGTCGCGGAATTCCCAGCCAAGCAGCTCGCCATCCACCACGAGGTGACGCATGCGATCAGGACGCGCCAGCAACATTTGCCGAGGGGTCGCGACCTCCGGAAACGGAGCGCCGAGGGTTTCGTCATCCAGTAGCCAAAAGAATTCACCGGCCAACTTGAGCCACCCGACGGACCCTTCAATCAAATCATAAAGGTCAAGCCCACGGGCTGGTTGGGTCCAGAATAGATTGAGCGGTTGCGCCTCGATCAACTGATCTGAATCCCGCTGGCCGGTGCTAAAGCGCAAAGGGACAGCCGCAATGGGGCCGCTAACCTTTTTGATGGCCCGCATCACCCAGGTGCTTTGCCGGTAGGGGTTGGTGACTTTGGGGCCGGAAGGATTGGAGAAATCGACGAGCTTGTCCCATGGGGCAATCGACCCCTTCGTCATGATGCGGAGAGCCGCCCGAACCCGGTTTATAAAAGGCCTCATCTCATATTAACGCCGAAACATAATCGACTCTGGCGGGCTTGAGCAGCAGGAGCGCAAGCTTCGTTCCATCGAATGTATCGCCGTGATTGCCTTCTGTGTCTAGCAAATTTTGAAACCGCCCCCGCTCCTTCATGACCAACCGGAAGTCATCCCGAATCCATCGGTCGGGCGGCAAAGCGATCTGACGGTCCTCCAGGGCGTTGACCACGAGGCTCCCGCAATACTCCTTGAAGTTCATCTCCTCGCCCTTGTAAGGGGCTTTCTCGCCCGCGATCACGATCTGACAGGGCATAAGATCGGCAATCTCCTTTTTGAAATCCGTAGCGTAAAACCGCTCGTTTGAACCATCGATTGCCAGTCCCTTGGGCCTTCGGCCTTCTGGCCTACGGATCACCGCTTTGGCGATTGTTCGAATGATCTCGCGGCTCCAATCGGGGTCGCTGGTCTTCCACCGCACGATGAGCCGCACCACGAAGGTGCTGTCCACCCGCTCCACCACCGACAAAGCCGACGGATTGCTGACGGCCTTTTCGGTGGTGGCGACATCGTATCCTAACGCCAGGTCACCGGCCCCCACCAGCTCCTTAAGTCGATTGGCCGCCCGCGCCAGGTCGAAATTGCTGTCGATCTCGGTGGCGTAACATTGCTTAGCGCCGGCTGACTGGGCGGCCTTCAGGTCTTCGGTGCTGCAGGCATTGGCCCCGACATTCTTGAGCTTGAGGCGGTAGTTACGGTCCCAAGCCTCCCGGTTGACGGATTGCTCCCGGTGCTCATCCGGCGTGATCTCGATCCCATCGACGAGGCTGTAGATCTTACGGCCGGCCGCATAGGCGTCGTCAATATCGACACGATGGACCGGGATGCCAAATTCATTGCGGTATTGATGGCCCAGGACATTCGGCTCGAACTGCATGGGTGTCACGGGGCTGAATAGATCGAAGCTGAGATGCCCATCATCCTCGGGCGGGGTTCCGCTCATGATCAATCGGAAATCTGGGTTGGTCGAGATAATGGGTTCGATGGCCCCGAACAGTTCGCGGAAGTCGTTAATGTGACCGATCTCGTCTAGCTGCACGGTGGCGCTCCAGCCGCGTGCGGTCGCTACGGATGGCGCGATCACCTGCGTGCGGCTGGCGGTGGTGTTGTCGTGCCATAGCCAGAACTCTAGGCGCTTGTGCTCGAATATGTCGGCGAAGTCATCAGTTGTGAGCTGGTCGGTCAAGTCCTGGTCGCCGTGCTCCTGGTCATGGATTTCGAGATGCACGTTTGGAGTCTTCAGGTAGGCGTCGATTGATTCTTTGAGGGTTGCGGCCTCCTTCATGATCATTTCGCGGCCAAGCAGCAGGGTGCCGGTCGCGAACGTGATGACGTGGCCCGGGCGCTCCATCATCTCGAGGATGGCGTCCTCCGCGCCCGTGGTGGTCTTGCCGGATTGCCGCGCCCAGAAGCGGACAATTACGCGGTGCTTGCGGCTAAGCTGAAGGGAGAGCGTCTGGTAGGCACGGCGGCGGATTGTCATTCATTCGATTTAAAAACGTCCGCAAACATCGTTTGCTTTAGGGCCTCGATCTTGCGCTTGTTTCCGTTCGCCACGGTCATGCGGTGATCTAGGCGGGTATTGCTGCACCATCGATCTCGGTGGCGGCGCTCCAGAAACCACGCGGAGCCCTGCCACCCAAGCCCGCCCTTCTGGATCGCCAGGAGCGCCCTGACTTCCGCGTGCGCCATGGCCTTTTTAATCGCGTCGGAAAATTCAACAAACCCGCCCGCTCGGTCCTGTCGGTTGGCCCGCTCGCCGCGCTTCATCCAATGGTAAAATGTGTCTTTGTGAAGCCCGACGTAATTGCAGGCCGTCTCCACATAATTGCCGGCACGCAGGAGCTTGACGATCTCGTCGGCGATCTGGTGGTTTAGTTTGGTTGGTCGTCCAGCCATAGTTAATCAATGACTCCAAACCTTAAGAAAGTCAATTCCATAGCCAACCAGCACCACCCGCAGACAGTGCGGACGGCCAAGCATAAGAGTCGTGGAGTGCGCTTGTTGCTGGCTGGTAAAGTTGGTCATTCAATCCATTCCTGATTCTTGACGAATTCAAATTCTTGGTGCTCCTCGTCGCTCTCCACGTCCGCCAGGTTGCGAACCGCCTGCTTGAAATAGGAAGGCTTGAGCTCAATCCCGACGCCACGACGCCCGCACCTTACAGCCCCATAGACCTCAGACCCCACCCCCATGAACGGAGTCAGCACGATCTCGCCGGGATTACTCCACAACACACAAGCCCGCTCGATTACGTCTAGCTGGAGAGGGCAAAGGTGCTTCTCGTCATCGGCATCACGCGCAATCTTGGCGTTTAGGGTTTTGGTCTGCCTGATGTCCATCCAGACTGGGGATGCATAGGCCCGCCAAATGTTATGCGAAATCTTGATGCCGGTCTCGCCCGCAGTTGGATCATCGCTTCCACAATAACGCTTAAGCCCTTCCTTATGCTCAATGGGGACTTCATTCTCACCGTCGTTCCTGAAGGTCAGGAGATAGTCTGGAAGGCCGGCCCTGCTTCTGATGGAGTCCTTCTGAAGTTGCTTATGCATTAAGCCTATCGCCTTAGTCCTGGTGGCCTCAATCAATGGATCTTTCCAAATGGTATGACGTGAATGATAAATGAATCCTTCGCGCTGCATGATCCTTACGATATCACCAGAGAAGTCTTTGATGCCGATGTATCCATCCCGCTCCTTCATGGCTGGAATGTCCATGCAGTGAATCGAACAATTCCGCCCGGGCTTCAAAACTCTAGCCAACTGCTCGGCCACAAATCCAAAATGCACAAGGAATTCTTCGTAGTTCTTGCAGTTACCAAGGTCCCGAGGATTATCAGAGTAACAGTAAAGATCGGCGAACGGAGGCGAGAAAACTGAGAAGTCAATCTTCTGGTCCGGCAATGACGCCATGACCTCAATGCAATCTCCATTGTAGAGCGCATACTTCGGTGTGATGATTTGATCCGCTATAGCCATTTTGGGAGCCTTTCTTGTTCGGTGTAGAGGTTTAGTTTTTCGATCCGCAATTCGTTGTTCAAAAGTTCAACTAGCTTGGCGAACATCTGGTCAGCCTGCTCAGACTTTCGGTTCATGTTGGCCAATACGCCTGCCTCACCTTCGCTTGAAATGACGTCAATCCTTACCTCGCTCTTTTGGCCAAATCTCCATGACCGCCTTATCGCCTGATACCATTGCTCAAAGGAATGACTCGGGAAAAATGTCTGATGAGCGCAATGCTGCCAGTTCAATCCGAAGCCAGCGATCACAGGCTTGGAAATCAGCACACGGATTTTTCCTTCAGCAAATGCCTCGAATGTCTCCTCCTTGAATTCATCCGAGTCAGAGCCTTCGACCTCCACGGCATCCGGTATCAACTTCTCAAGCAAATGGCCCTCCTCGTTTAGGTGACACCACGCCACGGCCGGCTTGTTGGTGGAGTTGATCAAGCTGGCGGCAAGCTCGCATCGTTCCTGAATTGTGCGGCGTCGTTCGGCTCGCTGCTCCTGCAACCCTATGGCCGGCATGTCGAAAAGGAAATCAGGCTTGGCGGTTCTGGCCTTGATGATATGCTCAACGGTTTTGATTGGCGGAAGGATGAAACCTTTATCATCAAATCCAAGATCAGAAGGCTTGCGGCAAGCCCTAGCCCATGTGCAGACCCATTGCCAAAAGATATGCTTTGCGGCGTGTTTCTTGAGCCTCCATTTTGAAGTCTCGCCTCCATCGTGATTGAAGAAGTGCGCCATCATCTCGACGCGCCTCATTTGACCTAATGCCTCGGCGCTAGTCCCGAGCTCAATGTAATCATTCGGTGCTGCGGTGGCGGTCCCGAGCAACCGATACGGAAGCTTGCGCATGAAGTCTGTGATCTGCGCTTTGATTTGACCGTCGAAGTTTTTGAGAATGCTGGATTCATCGCACGCCGCACCGCCGAAATCATTCGGATCGAATTTGTGAAGCTGCTGGTAGTTGGTGACGGTTATGGGTGCCGCAACTTTACCGTCCCGGCTTTGCTTGCATTCAATCCCAAACTTATCGCCTTCACGAACTGTCTGAGGACCGACTGCAAGCGGCGTCATGATCAAGACTGGCTTGCAGGTCTTCTCCACGACGTTCTGAGCCCACACCAACTGCATAGGCGTTTTGCCTAAGCCACAATCCGCCATGATGGCGGCCCTACCCTTCTGAATTGACCACTCCACCAATGACTGCTGGAACGGAAAAAGAAAGTCGGGAATCCATAGCGGCTTGAATCCTGAATTGTCGCCCAGGTGAGTCTTGCGCTCGATGAAGGCCGAGTAATCAATCTTAGGTTTTGTCTTGGTCATCAAAAAGCCTTTCCTTTTGCGCTGAAGTATTTCCTGACCGCCCTCGCTATACTGCGACAGTCTTTCTTGACATGCGGTGTTGCGGCTATCCAAGAAGTATAGGTGGAGCATTTACACGCCTCATAAATTATCTGAGGAAGCTTTTTAGTTGATTTTGTTTTATCCATGGCTTTGTTGTAACGTAGCGGCTAAGTATTGCAAGAATTATTTTTTTGACGTGAAGCATTCCGCACCGCCCTGGAGGTTCTAACAGTCAGCGCAACCTGATCCATTCGCTCCTTCATCTGAATCGCCGTGATGGCCTCATCGGCCTCGCGCTCCGCGATCTCTCGAGCAGCCGCATTGTCGTTGCCGTCTGGGCATAGGTTGCCCATGCGCTCGCCGTATCGGTAATCCCATTCTTTTTGATCCTCGCGGGTCATTGGGGAAATCTCTTTTCGAAGTCAACAAGCGCATCATCCGCCCAGCGGGTTG